CTATCTCGGCCGATCCCGGCAGGTTCTTACCTCCCCCCCGCCGTCTGAATGAAGCGTGGTCGTCCATCTACAGCATCGATGATGATTGCAACACCTCAAGCTCTCGATGTTATCGAACGCATCAAGCCACCTCATCATCTGGTCGATGAACAGGTTGAGGTATGGCACGCCATTGTATCAGGTCACCCAGCCGACTGGTTTGACCAGGGAAGTGTGCCCTTGCTTGCGCAGATGTGCCGTCACGTGGTTATGGGCAACAGGATTGCTGAGTTGATTGAGCGGAGCGAGGATACAGAGACATTGCTTGCGTTACTGAGAGAACAGCGTGCGGAAAGTGAGACTGTCCGTAGGTTGGCTACATCGCTTCGGATAACGCCTCAATCATTAAGTAATCATCGTGGCAACAAGAGATCTGGTGTTAGCCTCACCCGGAAGCCCTGGCAATGAGGCATACAAGATGCGTCTGATACCATTGGAGCGGGTGAGATTTGGACGTCTTCTCGTTGTTTCGCGGCTAAAGAATGCCGCGGACGGACAACCAATGTGGTTGTGTTTGTGCGACTGCGGAACGTATCGCAATGTTAGTGGCGGGCATCTGCGTAGCGGGCACACTCGATCGTGCGGGTGTCTTGTTAAGGACGTTGTCGCCGGACTTGGTCTTTCATCGAGGCTGCGACACGGGCACGCTACGGAGCGCACGCACTCGCGGGCTTATAATACATGGCATGGCATGAAGCAGAGATGTCAGAACCCGGAAACGGCTGCGTATGAATATTACGGCGGTCGGGGCATTAAGGTTTGCGAGGAATGGGCTGAGTTTGAAAACTTTCTGCGCGACATGGGAGAACCGCCAGATGGCCTCTCCCTCGACCGAATAGATAACAACGGGAATTATGAACCTGGGAATTGCCGATGGGCAACGGTAAGCGAGCAGTTGGTAAACCGGCGGCCTCGGCGGAAACGCGCGCTGGCAGAAACATAAAATGGGTAGAGGATTATTGCAGGGTTCCCGAGGGGACATTCGTGGGCCAGCCGCTAAAGATGGCGGCGTTTATGAAGGACGATTTTCGCGCCATCTACGACAACCCGGTTGGAACACGACGGGCGATCATTTCACGCGGCAGAAAGAATGCGAAGACGACCGAGAGCGCGTTAATTCTGTTGTTGCATCTATGTGGGCCGGAAGCCAAGCCCAACAGCCAGCTATACAGCGCCGCTCAGTCGAGAGAACAGGCGTCAATAATCTTTTCTCTGGCAGCAAAAATAGTTCGCCTCAATTCGGATTTAGCCGATTGCGTCACGGTAAGGGATACTGCGAAGCAGCTTATCTGCCGAGACCTCGGGACGGCATATCGTGCGCTGTCAGCGGAAGTGACAACCGCCTTTGGTTTGAGTCCTGTGCTGACATTGTTTGATGAGCTTGGGCAGGTACGCGGACCACGATCGAGCTTGTACGAGGCGTTGGAAACCGCGACGGGTGCGCAAGCACAACCTTTGTCAATAATCATCAGTACGCAGGCAGCGACGGATAATGATCTGTTGTCGATTCTGATCGATGACGCGGCAGCCGGTCACGATCCGAGGACGGTCCTGCGGTTCCATTCCGCGCCGGCAGAGTTTGACCCATTCTCGGAACAAGCGATCCGCGCGGCAAATCCGGCTTTTGACATCTTTATGAACAAAGCCGAAGTTCTGGCGATGGCGGCTGACGCGAAGCGGATGCCGTCTCGCCAATCTGAATATGAAAACCTGATTTGCAATCGCAGGGTCGAGGCGAACAATCCGTTCGTCTCGGCGAGCGTATGGGCGTCGTGCGGCGGCGAGGTGCAGCCGATCGACGGCGTGCCGGTTTATGGCGGGCTGGATTTGAGTGCGGTGAGTGACCTCACTGCGCTGGTGCTTATCGGCCAAGTCGATGGGGTGTGGCACGTGCATCCGACGTTTTGGCTGCCGGGTGATGGGCTGGCGACAAAGGCGCGGGCCGACCGGGTGCCGTATGACCAGTGGCACCGCGAGGGGTGGCTGGAGGCGGCGCCTGGCAGTTCGGTGGAGTACGAGTATGTCGCGGATTACCTGCGCGATGCGTTTCAGCGCTACGACATTCGCAAGCTCGCGTTCGACAGGTGGGGTTGGCGGCATCTGCGCCCGTGGCTGGTGAAGGCGGGCTTCAGCGACAGTGACCTGGATACGAAATTCGTCGAGTTCGGGCAGGGCATGCAGAGCATGAGTCCGGCGCTGCGCGAGCTGGAGAGCGACCTGCTCAACGGCAAGCTGGCACACGGCAATCACCCGGTGCTGACCTCGTGCGCGGCGAACGCTCGGGTGCAGACCGACCCGGCGGGCAACCGCAAGCTGGACAAGGCGCGCAGTGCCGGCCGGATCGACGGGATGGTGGCGCTGACGATGGCGCGGGGGGCCTCGGCCAATGCCGAAGAGCCGCTCGACATCATGGCGATGGTTGCCTGACCCTCTAGGAAACAAATCATGCGAGTTGTTCGTAAAACCGCCGCCGGCAAGGTGGACGGGAGCCTCAGCTATGTGCTGAGCGATGCCACGGTTGACCGCTACGGCGACATTATCGAACCGGACGGCTGGATGCTCGACCACTTCCGGGCGAACCCTATCGCCTTGTTTAATCACAAGCCGGACAATGTCGTCGGCACCTGGGAGAACATTCACATCGAAGCGGCGGCGGGATCGAACCGCGGCGGCCGGCTGGTGGCGAACTTTGTCCCGGCGCCTCCCGGCACGACACGACTAGCCGACGACGTCCGGCGGCTAATTGAGGCGAACATTCTGCGGGCGACTAGCGTCGGCTTTCAGAGCGTCGAAAGCGAGCCGATCGACCCGAAGAAGCCCTTCGGGGCGACGCGCTACACCAGGCAAGAACTTTTGGAGACGAGCATCGTATCAGTGCCGGCGAATCCGGCGGCACTGCAACTGGCGCGGTCCCTCGGGATCTCGGACGACACCATGACCCTGGCCTTCGGCGAGCATGCCGCAATCGGGCGACGGGACATGACCACAACCGGCGAGCAAGCCGCGATGAAGCCCCGATTGAGGGCACCCCCCATGCAACAGCTTACCACCAGTCAACAGATCGAAGACCGGCAGGCCCGGCTCAATGCGGCCCGCGACAAGCTTTTCGAGCACACCCAGGACCCGGAGCATGATCCCGACATTGCCGATGGGCTCAACGCCGAGATTGCCGAGCAGGAGCGGCGGCTGGCGTCATTGCAGGCAACCGAGCGGTCGCTGGCCATGCGCACCGCGCAGCAGCAGGTATTGCCGCCAATGGCGGTGCCCGCGATCAACCGGCGGCCACTCGGGTTGCCGAGCAAGGAGCGCACGCCGGGCGACTTGTATGCAAACCACTGCGTCGCGCGCTTCATCGCCTACGCTCGCGGTATCTCGGTCGAGCAGGCGCTGAGCGAGCGCTACCCGGACGACGAGCAGACCGCGGTGGTGACCCGTGCGGCGATTGCCGGTGCAACCACCACGACGGCCGGCTGGGCGTTGGAACTGGTGCAAGTCGGACAGGGCGAGTTCGTTAATTCGCTGATGCCTAACCAGGTTTTTCCGAAGCTCTCAGCGATGGGGCTGCAACTGACGTTCGGGCCGAACTCGGGGGCGATCAAGATCCCGAGCCGCACCGCGACGCCCAGCATCGGCGCATCGTTCGTCGCCGAAGCGGCACCTATCCCGGTTCGCAGGTTGGGCACTACGTCGATTACGCTCTACCCGCACAAGGTCGGCGGGATCAGCGTGTTCAGCCGAGAGATTGCCGCCTACTCCAACCCGGACATCGAGTCGTTGATCCGGCAGAGCATCATCGACGACACGCAGATCAACATCGACGCGCTGTTGCTCGACAACGTGGCGGTATCGACGACCCGGCCGGCGGGGTTGACGAATGGCGTCTCAACGCTCACCGCGACGGCGGGCGGCGGCTATGCCGCGTTCCTGGGTGACATGAATAAATTGACGGCGCCGTTCTACGCCGTCAACGCGGGCCGCCGGTTGGCGTTTTTGATGAACCCGGCGCAGCGCAACCAGTTGTTATATGCGCCGGGGCCGGCGGGGGCACCGTTCGGCTGGTCGACGCAGTTCACCGATATGTTCACGGTGATCGACTCGACCTCGATCGCGGCAGGCGCGGTGTACATGATCGACGCGGCGGATTTTGTGTCGGTGTCGGGCGCGCCCGAGTTCGACGTGTCCGAGGTGGCGACCATCCACATGGAGGACACGACGCCCTTGCAAATCGCGACCGGCGCGCAGGGTTCGGGCGTGCTGGCGACGCCGACACAGAGCATGTTCCAGACCGCGCAGATCGCGATCAGGATGATTGCGAACGTCAATTGGGCGATGCGGCGCACCGGCATGGTGCAGTTCATCGGCACGGGCGTGAACTGGGGTTGAGCACGTTGAAGGCGGGCGGGGCTTCGGCCTCGCCATAACCTGCGGAGGACGGGTATGGCCGAGGAAACTCCGGTGCCGCAGCCGACGCAGGCGCGGGCCGACCACATCAAGGAGCAGGCTCACACCGGAGATACCAGCCCCGTTGTGCCGCCGCGCAATGTCGACGTGCCCTATGTCGGCGGTGACGCCACGGTCGGCGGCACCCTCACCTGCACGATGGGCAACTGGCAGGGCATGGACACCGGCACCTATGCCTGGCAGTGGAACAGCGGCGGCTCGAATGTTGCCGGTGCCGGTGACAGCTACGTTGTCGGTGCGGGCGACGCCGGGCAGAGCATCACCTGCATCGTGACCGCGACCAACGACGCCGGCTCGACCGAGGCGCCGCCCTCGAATGCGGTCGCGATACCGGCGGCAAGTACTGAATCAACTCAGTCCCGGAGGAAATGATGGAAAGCACACGACGCACGACGGCATCGCCGGAAGCGGACCGGCGCAATCAGGAGCGTGCGGCTAAGGAAGCGACCGACAAGGAGATTGCCGAACGCGTCTCGTCGCCGCCGGAACCGCCGACCCCGACGCAGGCCGAGGCCGACGCGTTCAAGGAAGGTGCGCCCGAAGGTCCGGCGGGGGAGACCGCCGCGCAGCGCCGTGAGCGCGAGGCCCGCGACGTGAAGCCCGGCACTCAGCCCGCGGGCTATATGACCCGCTAAATGGCGAACTGGTTGACCCGCGCGCTCGGTTGGGGCGCGCCGGCTCCCGAGGGCGCCTATCGGCCGGGACCGTATTTCCTGTCGAACGGCTGGCTGCCCGCCGGCAGCTCATGGAACTACTGGCAGAGCGGGCAGAACGTGCAGCCCTACGGTGGCCCGAGCGCGATGCTGGAGGCGTGTATCTCGGCTTATGCGCAGACCGTGCCGATGTGCCCCGGCGATCACTGGCGGACATTGGATAACGGCGGGCGCGAGCGCGTGACGAACAGCGCACTGTCGCGCATCCTGCGGCGGCCGAACGACTACCAGAGCATTTCCGATTTTATGCTGAACTTGACCCGGCGCCTCTATGAACGCGGGGAGAGCTTTGCGGTAGCTGTACGCAACAGCCGCTTCGAGATCACCGAACTGCACTTGATGCGCGTCGGCACGCCGACGATTGCGGAAGACGGCAGCATTTTCTATAGCCTGACGGGAAATGAGGTCGCGCAGCAGCGGCTCGATCTGACGATGCTGGTCCCGGCGCGTGACGTGCTGCATGTGCGGTTGCACACGCCAGTGCACGCGCTCAAAGGCGTCAGCCCGATCCTTGCGGCCGCGCTTGATATCGCGATGTCGGGTGCGGCATTGACGCAGCAGGTCCAGTTCTACATCAACCAGTCACGGCCGAGCTTCCTGCTGACGACCGACGTCGTGATGAAGCGCGAGCAAGCGGTGGAGCTGCGCGCGTGGTGGGAGGAGCAGTCCCAACGCGAGAACGTCGGCAAGACCCCGATCCTGACGTCCGGGCTAAAGGCGCAGCCGATCCAAACTAGCGCCGTCGACGCGCAGCTGGTCGAAGCCTTGAAAATGAACGAACAGAACGTAGCGTTGGCGCTCGGGGTGCCGCTGCAAATTCTCGGCATGGGTACCACGACATTCGCCAGCACTGAATTGTTGATGCAATCGTGGATCGCCAAGAGCCTCGGCTTCACTCTCAACCACATCGAGGAAGCCTTCGGGCAACTGTTCCAGCTTCGCGGCGTGCCCGACGAATATCTCGAATTCGATACCCGCGCCTTGCTGCGCAGCGCTTACCGCGAGCGCATCGAGGGCCTGGCGCGCGGCGTCATCAGCGGCATTTATTCGCCCGACGAGGCGCGCGCGGCCGAAGATCTGCCGGCGGTGCCGGGCGGCTACGGCAAGCAGCCCCGAGTTCAACAGCAGGTCGTGCCGCTCTCCTACGGTGCCGACCTACAGCCACCTTCGCCGCAATCGGCGACCCCGGCCGATGCCCAGCCACCACCAGACAATGCCGCTGACGGGAGTGGCGACGGTGCAAACCAGCCCAGCAAACAACAACTTGAATCCAGTGTCCGATCAGGGCATCGCCTTGCAATCGCCGCTTGAGATTATCGCCCAGGAAATGGGTGCGATAGTCGGCCGCGCGGAACGCGAAATGCGGCTGGAGTTGCGCGCCGCCCTTGCCGAGATGGAACTGCGAATCGAGCGGGCGATTACCGGGGTGCAGAATGGCCCACCCGGAGCAGACGGTCCACCGGGGCCACAGGGCGAGGCTGGGGTGCGTGGAGAGTCCGGCGAGGCTATCACAGGCCCACCGGGCGAACCGGGCATTCCTGGGCCTCCGGGAGAGCCCGGAAACGATGGCCGCACCCTCGCTCCCAAAGGCGCATGGAAGCCCGTTGGTGCGTATCAGGCGCTAGACGTGGTTATGCTCGATGGCTCATCGTTTATCGCGCTGCGCGACGCCCCAGGGGCTTGTCCGGGCGATGGCTGGCGCCTGCTTGCCAGCCGCGGCAAGTCGGGGTCGCCGGGACCGGCCGGCGCCATCGGCGAACGCGGTTATCCCGGCCCGCCCGGCGCGGCACCGGTGGCGCTCGACTGCGACGCCGAGGGGTTGTTGCGGCTCCGGCTGAGCGACGGCAGCACGATCGATTGTGATCTCTACCCGGTGCTCGTAAAGCTGCGATGAGACACGGCTACCGGATCACCCTGGTTGTGACGCCCGCCGAGAGCATGGCGCTGGTGAGCGTCGACGACGCCAAGGTAGCGCTAGGCATCGAGGCCGGCGACACCTCGCAGGACGACGCGCTCGCGGTCCAAATCAATGCCGTCTCGATGGCGATCAACAATTACTGCGACCGCATATTCGCGGTGCAGACCTACCGCGATCAGTTGCGCGATGCTTGCGGCAGCTACGGCGAACCGCTGGTGACGCGGCAATATCCGATCGTCGTCGCCGATGAAGTTTCGCTACTCGTCAGCGAAGGCGGCTCGCCACTAGACCCGGCATTGATCGAGGTGTTCGCGGAGACGGGTCAAATCTTCCGGCTCGATGCAACGGCATTGCCGATCGCGTGGGGCGCGGCGCTAGTTGCGGTCGATTACACCGCGGGGTTCGTAACGATCCCGGCCGATGTCCAGGCCGCTTGCCTCGAATGGCTAACGCTACGCTGGCACGCGGTAGGACGTGATCCGGCACTCCGTAGCGAAACCATCCCCGACCTGATCACCCAGGTTTACGCGGGCGAAACCGGCGCCGGCTCGAGCGGCGGCGCTATCCCGGCCGGCGCCCGCGACATGCTCGGGCCATACAAGATTTGGACGGTATGACCCCGCAGACGCTGATCGAGCGCCTCGACGCGGCGATTGCCGGCTACGGGCAGTCGGTGACCTTACAACACACCACGGTCGACCCGACCACGGGCGCCACCACGGTTGCCGACGAAGTGACTTGCCCGGCGGCGGTACGGAATTTCGGGCCGCAGTCCCTGGAACCCGGCGAGGCGCCCGAGATCAAGGTGGTGCTCAGCCCGACCGGCCTCGGCAGCTTCGGCGTGCCGGGCCGCGACGACGTTATCCTGATCGACGACAACCCGTCGAACATCACCGAGATCGCGCCGCTCAGCTATGGCGGGCAACTCGTGCGCGTGAACCTCCTTTGCCGTGGCTGATCAGCGCGAGGTGATCCTGTCCCGGCTGGCGGCGCTCTGCGCCTCGGTCAGCGGCATCACGGCCGTCGTCCGCAACGCGCTCGACGTGCCGGCCAACGCCCGGCCGGCGGTGATCATCCAGGACGGCGCCGAGGCGCTGGTCGACGCGCCGGACACGGTGCGGCACAGCGAAATCCAGCGCATGGAACTGTCGCCGGAGGTGTCGGTCTTCGTCCGCGCGGGCGGCGCTGCCGACGCGGGCGTGCTGCTGTCGCGCTACCGGACCAGCATCGTCGCCGCGGTGCTGTCGGATGGTGCCTTGCACGACGCCACCGGCACCAACGGCCGCATCCGTTACGAGGGCTGCACGGTCGTGCAACCCGACGCCGAAGCGAAGGAACACCGGCTCGATATCGCGCTTGCGTTCACCTACGCATTCCGGCTGGGCGATCTGACGTGAACGATCTCGGGCTTACTATCGAGAGCAACACCAATCGGGTAGCCCTCCACTTCGACGAGATGCCGGCCCTGCTGAAAAAGCAGCTCAAAGCGGCAATCGACAAGGTCACCCACGAACTTCTAGGGCGGGTGAAGGCGCGCGAGCCGGTGCGCACCGGACGGCTCCGCAGGTCGACCCACGCCTATGTCGACGAGCGGACCGACTTCATCCGAGGCCGGGTCCGGGTTCTCGCAACCGGCAAAAAGTCGGAGATCGCCGCCGCCTTTGGCGCGCTCGAATACGGCGGGCCGGGCGCGAGGCGGGCCGGCAAAAAGGTTAAGGTCAAGAGCTACACGGGCGGTGGACGCCGGGTTCGGGCCTACGAGCGGCGGCAGCCCCGCATCAAGGCGCGGCGGTTCCTGCGCGGGCCGGCGGCGGCGATGCGACCGCAGATTAGGGCCGAGCTAGAGGCCGCGATCGGCCAGACCATCAAAGAGTTCGATTTTAGCACCGTCAAGTGATCGAAAGGGAAAGCTATGGTCGCCACACCCGGCACATTTGATATCTACGCCGCCAGCGAGCTTATCGGCAAAGTTAAGTTCGTCGGCGCCAACGACATCGGCCCGATGCTTACCGTCGAGCTCAACAGGGTGATGTTTCGACCATCCAATCCGGTTGGCTTCATCCAAGACGAGTGGGGTCAATTGCAGATTACCGGCGAGGTGCTGGTCGACGACACCGGGAAATTCGGCACCATCACCCACCCGGACACCGCGTTGGTTTCGCCGCTGGTCGATATGTACTACATCGGCAAGGGCGTGGTTTCGATCCAGCTCGAAGCGGAATCCACCTTCCGCGATATCGGCAACGTGCCGGTGTTTGAGTTCGCGCCCAATGTCACCACCTTGCCGCATTTCAGCTCGCGCTACGGGGTGCGCGCGAAAGACCTCGAAGTAATCACCGAGAAATCGGCCGCGCTGAACATCACGATGGACGAGTTCACCTTTGAGAACATGAAGCTGGCGTTGCTCGGCGAGACGACTGTGCCCTGATGGTATCGCTGGTCGACATCGTCCCGCAGACCCGCTCCGTCGCGATTGCCGGCGGCGCCATCGAGTTGCGCGGCCTCGGCCTGCGCCAGATCGCCGGCTTGCTGGTGCGCTTCCCCGAGTTGCGCAAATTGCTGGTCGAGGGTTCGCCGGAACTCGACCTCGACGCCCTGTTCCTCGCCGCGCCCGATGCGGTCGGCGCCATCATCGCTGCATCGGCCGGGCAACCCGAGGCTGCCGGCACCATTGCCGATCTGATGCCGTTGGAAGACGTCGCCGAGTGCCTAGTGGCGATCCGCGACCTGACCATGCCGCACGGCCCCGGCCCTTTATTCGACCGGCTGGCGCATCTCGTGGGCGGCCCCGTCGCCGGCCTGGCTGGCAGGGCAGCGGCTACGAATGCGCCGCCGCCGCCGAACAGCTTATCGCCGCCGGACACGCTTGCCGCGAAGTGATGGACTACACGCCGCGGCAGTTGCAGGCGTTCGTGTTTATCGCCGAGAAGCGCCGGCAACGTGACCTCGGCGAGCAGCTCCACGTCAACACATTGGCGGCGCGCGGCGAGGAGAAGGCGATCCGCGAGTTCATGAAGGCGCTCGATGCCTAGCACCAATCTAGACTTTAACGTCGTCGCCCACACCGGTCAGGCACTCGGCGAGATCCGCCTCCTAAAGGCGCAGATCCAAGACCTCGGCCGCACGCTGCGTGCCGCCGTTAAAGCCGGCGACACCGCTGGCGCGCAAGCTATCTCCCAGAACATCGGGAGCCTGGAGGCCCAACTCCTCGGGCTGAACAAGGCCCTGGGCGGGACAACCGGCGCGATGGGCGGGTTTAGTCTCGCCTCGACCCGCACGATGCGGAGTTTGCTTACCTTTCGAGGCTCAATCGTCAGTCTTACCCAAAGCCTCGGCGGGTTAAAAGCTGGCTTCGCGGGGTTCGCGGCGACGCTCGCGGTGGAGAAGCTGGCCTCGCAATTCGAGGAGGTCCACGACCGGCTCGTCAAATTGCGGGATCTTGGCCGGGAGATCGGGATCAAGCCGATCGCGGTGCAGGCGGCGCAGGAGATCGCCCGCAATGCCGGCAACTCCGCCGACGCGGTTACGACCGCGATGCAGACGATGGGCGATGCGATCCGGCAGGCGCGCGTCGAGGCCGGACAATCGATCGGCCAGGTCGGGGTGTCGCGTGGCGGTGCAGGCGGCGTCGGTGTTCCTGGCGTCCAGGTTCTTAAGGGATCGGCCGGCGATGCCGCGGCCGGGGTTAGCCAGTTCACCACGAGCGCCGGCAAGATGGTCGAGGTACTTCGGGGGGACTCGAAGATCGTGCTCGATCTGGCTGATGCGCTCAAACAGGTGGGGGTGGAAACAAAGAATTTCCCGGCGACCGAAAAGGGGATGCTCGAGGAGCAGATGGCGATCATGCGGGGCTTCCAAGCCCAGCAGAAATTACTGGACCCACAGCGGCTCGATGCCTTGTCGAGGGTGTTGTTCAAAGCACCCGCGCCGACAATGCTGGAAGCCATTCCCGATCAAATCGCTAAGATTACCCAACAAATAGCCGAGCTTGAGAAGTCGGAACGCGGCGCCACCGAGGCGCGGCTGGCGAACCTGAAAGAACTTGACGCCTCGCGAGGCCGCTTGCTGACGGCTTGGCAGGAAATGGACACGGCGGTGTTTAATTTTCTGGCGCCGAACGTTGCCGCAACGAATGACGCGATAACTAATTTTCTCACCAAGAGCTTGCCGGATTGGATGGCGCGCACGAAAGCGGCCTTTGCTGACTTTTGGCCGCAGCTTGAAACCGATTTCGCGCAGGGGATGGCACAGTGGAAATTCCACCTGCCGGACTTCAGCGCTTGGATCGAAAGCACCAAGGCGGCCTTTGCTGGGCTTTGGGACAGCATTAAAAGCGGCGCGAGCAGTATCGCCAACGCGGTTGCGGCAATGCCGGGCGGCGTAATGCCTGCGTTCGCAACCGGCGGCATGGTGCGCGGCCCCGGCGGCCCGACCAGCGACAGCATCCTAGCGCGGCTATCGAACGGCGAGTTCGTCATGAGCGCCGGTGCGGTGCAGCGCTGGGGTGCCGGCCTGCTGGCCTCGATGAACGGCGGCGGCAGCCTGATCCCGCGCAATGGCAAGTATGCGGCCGGCGGCCTGGTGGCGGCGGGTGGCGGCGCCCCGGTCCACCTCCACCTCGGCGGCCAGTCCTTCGCGCTCGCCGGCAACCAGAACGTCGTCGACGCGCTGGTGGTCGAGGCGCACCGGCACAAGATCCGCTCGGCCGGCACCAAGCCGAGCTGGTACGGCGGCACGCCGGGGCGATGATCACCGCCAGCACCCCGACCGTCTTCGATATCCGGCTCCCAAGTTCCGCAGCGCCGGGCGTCAACCCGTACTCGGCGCGCGGGCTCAAGGGCACGCTGTCACCGATCGACGCGGCCAAGGGCAACGACAAGCTGCGCCGCACCGTCAACGGCACGCTGATCGACATCTCGGCGCCGCAGATGCGCAAATATTCGCTGGAGATCGGCGGCAGCGACCAGGCGCCGCCCGCGCTCGACGGGCTATGGGTCGGGATGGCGGTCACCGTCGATTGCCACGTCGAGCTTGCCTATCTGACGGCGGGAGGCACGCCTGGCCGTACCCCGGTCACCGGCAGCACCCGCACCGAGGGCGCGTACTCCTACTACAGGCCATCCCTAGAAATGCTCATCGTCGACATGCAGACCGACAGCGACGAATGGACGGCGTCCATAAACTGGACAATTTCCCTGGAAGAGGTCTGAGTGCCGGGACCATTCCGCTTTGCGTGGTGCGGTGGCACCATCGCCGAGCAGCAGACCGTCGTCACCAACGGCAACACGCATGGCGGCACGATTGCCACCGTGACCATCGTTGGCGACATCACCGCCGGGTCGCATGTTCTCGGGAGCATTGCCAGCAACACCGGGCTGACGGTGGGCGAGCTGTACGAGATCGCCGGGTCGGGGCTGCCGGCCGGCACGTTCTTCATCCACGACATCAGCACATTGAACGCCGCCGGCTCGATCAACCTGAGCGCCGCAGCTACCGCGACGGTCAAGGCGGCGAACTTCACCGCGACCAAAGCAGTCTCGGTCGGCGCCGTTGCCGCCACGCTCGCCGCCGGCTCGAACGTTGTCGACCTCGGCAGCATCGACCTGCCGCCCGGCCCCTACGTGATCTTCGGCCCTGGCATCGGCCAGACGACAGCGCCCGACGCGACACCGCTGGCCGTACCCTCGGCCTATTTCGAGCACGACGGCAGCAGCGGCACCGCCGAGCTGCTGGTGCTGTGCAACATCGCCGGCAGCGTCGCGGCGCAGCCGGTCACGGCGACCGCCACGGGGCTGCACTCGCTCGCCCTCAACGGCATGCCGGATCGAGACTGGTACACGATCACCGCTATCCCGGCCGGCGCGCTGGCAACCCTCACCGCGGGACTGCGCTACAACATCAGCGGCAACGGCCTCCAGGTAGGCTCGACCTTCGTCGCCGCGCCCGCGGCCACCACAATCACCGTCGACCAGCCGGTGACGGCAACCGGGATCAACTCATTGCTGACGATCACCGGGCCGCGCACCCCGAACGCCGATTTCGACCCGGTGCTGCACGACCGCGAGGACGAGCAGATCGTCGGGCTCGACATCAGCCAGGAGGAAGGCGGCTTTGCGACGCTGACGATCGAGATCAAGAACCCGAACATCGGCCTGTTGGCCTTCGGCCGGAACCTCTGGTGCTGGCTGAGTTGGGACCAGGCATGGACACCGGAAGGCGGCGCCGAGCCCGATCTCGTGCCGCTGTTCAACGGCCGATTGATCGGCGTGCCGCGGCTCTCGGCCGGCGAGATCGTGCAGCTCCAGTTCCTGGCCCGGCCTGACGACTACAACGGGCAGAAGGACGCGCTGGTTTCGGCGCTGGCCGTGCTGCCGTATTACGACCCGGTATGGCTCGCCAGCAACCCGAACCCCGACACGGTGCTGGAAACCATGTCGTCGCTGTGGCACGTCCACCGCACCAGCCTGGTGCTCAACACCAGCGACATCCTCGAAGGCGAGGCCGGTATCGTCAGCATCGGTGAGGACGCCGCTTTCTATGACGCATTCTCGCTTGCCTACGGCTCTCCGCCGCTCACCGCCGTCACCGTGTCCGGCACGGTAAGCTGGGAGCAGCAAGGCGATGGTGCGATCGACATCACCCAGACAATCGTCAAGGGATTCGCCGACGCCGGCTCGCCTTACAACGCTGCCTTCGGTTTGCGCCTTCCGCCAAAAGACAAGCGGGCCAAGCAGTCGTGGCAACCGACCAGCGGCGGCGGGCTGATCTCGTGCTTGTGCGGCGACGGGCTGCGCACGTCATGGCCGGCGCCCGGCGCCAGCATCGGCGGCGGCTGGGCGCTCTCCACCGACAACGAGGCCAGCGGGCAGGCGCTGTGCTACTGCATCAGCGCCACCGCCCCGGAAGGCTGGATGGAGCCTAACAAGCTCTACATCAGCCAGGCCACCCAAGGCGCGCCGATCGACACCTCGACGATGACATCGGATGCCGCCGGGCTGGCGCGGTTCGCTCAACCCTACGGGCTGACCTACACCTCGTTCCCGATCAACATCTACAAGGTGCGGATGGTACTGGATTGGCGCGCCAGCCGGCAACGCACCGAGACGGTGACGGCTGTGCTCACCGCCAACGTGCAGCGCGAGCTTTCCGACACGGCCGACAGCGACCACGAGGATATCGCGCTCACATCCGAGTATGTCGCGCAGGGGGTCGACCCCGGCGGCCAGGTGCCGCTCGGCAGCGCCGCGCAGCGCAGCTATTTCCAGACCGGCCGCGGCACGCAATCGTTTGAGTATCTGCTGCTGGCGGCGCGGGCGAAGTTGCGGGCGCGGGCGCGCTCGGTGGATATCACCTTTGCCGTCGACTGGCGCACCGCGCTCGGCATCACCCTGCGCCACAGTGTGACCTATCTGGACCGGCGTCTGCCGGGCGGCACCGCAACCGGCAAGGTCAAGAGCTATAAGCTGACCGCGGGCGAGACGATGTTCGGCGAGTTCACTATCGGCTGTAGCATCGGCAACGACGACGTGCCAATCGCCGCGGTCGGGGTCCCGAGCTATGTCGAGGACGATTACGTCGACCTCTTCTATCAGGTCATATCGGGCGGCCAGACGATGCTGGTCGCCGACGAGATCGCGTATCAAACCCTCGACGATTTCGTCATCGCCGACGACGGGCTCGACCTCACCAACATCACAACCGGGCAAGCGGTTGAAGGATTTACCGTTGTCAACGGCCTAACCAAGCAAATGAACACGCTGGCGGCGTTCAACAACACCGTGACGCCAACCAGCGGTGACCCGGTTTCGGCGATGGCGCAGATGTCCACCGCCGTGACGTTGGACATGCGGCCGGTGACGGGGACCAGCTTCCACACCGATTTCTACCCGGCCGTTACCCAGGTGTGGCTGCCGAAGACGATCGACCTGGCAGCCGCGGTAGGGTGAGCCATGCCTTTTGAATATGCCGTCCGGCCGTTTCAAAGCAGAGACAGCTTCGGGCGGATCATATTGCCGTCAACGCCATCAGGCGCGGCCGAGCGTGCAACCTTAACCTGGGGTTCGTCCGCCTCATTGCCGCCCGGCACGTTGCCGACACCGACGACGATGGGCGTCAACATGAAGTGCTGCCAGGAAATCCGCACCCAGGACGGCGCCGAGATGGAGCCGGTCAACGTCCAGGTGCAAGGGCCGGGCGCCATCGAGATTCCGGTAAAACGATCAAACGTCGTGCTTGCCAAGAAGCAGGACGAAAACCACTGCGACGATTGGCTGGCGCACAATTCCTATGTCGCCGCGAGCGTAAAAGAGTCATTCGTGGGGATAGCCGACGCCATCCATGCTTCCGACAGGGAGTTCCTGCCGGCCGGCGCCGCAGCGGCGTGCCGGGAGAAGACCACGTTCAAATACGACGGGGCTTCAGATGCCGTTTGAGTATTTTGTCAGGCCGTTCCAATCGCGCGACAGCTTCGGCCGAGTCATCCTGCCGTCGACGCCGGGCAACAGCACCGAGCGTGCAACCTTAACCTGGGGTTCGTCGGCGTTGCTGCCGCCCGGCACGTTGCCCACACCGACGACGATGGGCGTCAACATGAAGTGCTGCAACGAGACATTGACCGAAGACACGCGCACCGGGGACACGCACCGCATCGAGGCCGAGAACGATCCCGATAGCTACATCATGGTTCACCGCGCCACCGAGGTTAAGTTGCAGAAGAAAGAGGAAAACACTTGCGACGACTGGTATCGGAAAAACTCATACGTCGCCGCGGGCGTGAAAGAGTCGTTTGTAGGGCTGGCCGACGCCATCCACGCCTCCGACAAGGAGTTCTTGCCGGCGGGCGCCGCTGCCGCGTGCCGCCAGACGATGAAGCTGAACCCGAACACCACCGAGCCTAACCCCGCCGCGGCATGACCTATGTTGAGTTTCCGTTCGACCGCATTGTCACGCTTCACGTCAAGACGGATCGGCCGCCGGATGGCGGCGGCGGGCCGGGCGGTGGGCCGTGCGGCAGCGGCTGGCTGATCGGGCCAAATGCGTTTGGCGATAATGTCCGTCTCTGGCTCGGTGACATACGAGGAAAGGACGGTCCCGCCGGGATTACGGCCGGCGGGCTTGGCGTCGCGTGGAACCCGACATCCTGCTGTCCCGCTACGCCGATCGGGTTCAACCCGGCCGACGGCACGTTCGACACCAACTACTTTGTTCCCGGCGGCAACGCCACCCGCCTCAAGATCACCCTGAAGTGGGCAGATCTGATTGGCGGCGCCAATGATTACTCGATCGGGTTTTGGATATATCGCAACCGCAGCCCGATCTATCCCTATCGGCTTCTTAACAATCCGGCCGCGCCACCACCGGCCAACCTTCCGCCGAACGGCCCGGACGTGTCTCAATACATGAATGGCGGCGGCGCCGGCGAGTTTATCGGTTTTGACGTAAGTGATTGGCTGAATACGACCGTCGTTGTCGGCGCCACCCGCGAGGGGTCTTTGGGCGAGGTCGTGACCGGAGCCGCCGAGTTCGTTCCCCCGGATCGTGCCGGGGTGCCGCCGCATTACGGGATGCCCGGAGACGCACCGGAACCCGTGTCCGGGATCTGGCTGCAAATTGATTTTACCTGCCCGCCGGGTTCATCGCTGTTATCGCCGCTGCCGCCGCCGGTTTCGCCTCGTAGGTCAAGATAGATGGTCGCCATTACCTACCGCACGCTTGGCGCCTGGGGTGCCGGCAAGGGCGCTAACCTGCAACCCTCCGAGGTGGACTCGAATTTCTACTCGCTGGCGCAGGCAATCGTCGACATCCAGAACAACCCGGAGCAGCCCAACGGTATCGAGAGCATAACCGTCAGCGGCACGCAGATGACCATCTACCTAACGGATGGCACTGTGATGGGCCCGTTCGACCTGCCGGTGCTGACCTTCCGCTGGCGCGGCGAGTTCGACCCGCTGGTCCCCTATGCGGTGCTCGACGTTTTCACCTTCAGCAGCTTCAACCCGTACTACGTGCCGACGGCGGACATCCGCTACGGCATCTTTATGCACAACATCGCAATGCCGCCGGGCAATTTCGATCCCGACGCGGCAATCGACGGCGAGCCGGTTTACACACAATTGTTCGGCGCGGTCGACACCTTGCTGCGCACCCTCGGCGACGTATCGATCACCGGGACAGTGGTCGACGGCAATGCCTACCCGTTCGACGGCGACGTTCTGGTCTGGCACGAGGACGACCAGCTTTGGCACAACGAAACGCTCGGCGACATGGCGTTTCAGTTCTCGACCAACGTGTTAATCAACGGCGGTCAGATCCACAACATGCCGGCGCCGGTATCGCCCGGCGACGTTGCCACCAAAGCCTACGTGGACGCATTGCCGGCCGGGATGACCTCGCCCACCGGCACGATGATGGCGAACATCTCGGGCAGCTCGGGGCCGGCAATCCCGAACACGCTGTCCGCTTTTCTCGATGCCGCGCTATTCACCACCGTCCGCGGTACCCTGCTGTACCGCAGCGGCACGGGGTGGGTTGCGCTGGCCCCGGGCACGGCGGGGTTATTCCTGCGCACAGCCGGCGCCGGGGCCGATCCGACCTGGGCGGTCGGTGCTTCCGGGGTCACCTCCGTCTCAGCCGGCGCCGGGATCAGCACGGGCGGCTCGCCGATCACCGCGACCGGCACCGTGGCGCTGGCCTCGGTCGCTGATAATTCCCTGCTGGCAAATATCACCGGCAGCTCTGCCGCGCCGTCCGCTGCGACCCTAACCGCGATCCTCGACCACGTGGCGAGCAGCACCCGCGGCTCCATACTGACGCGCGCCGGCAGCGGCTGGGTCGCGCTCGCGCCCGGCACCAGCGGCTATTATCTGCAAACGCAGGGCGCGACGGCCGATCCGATATGGAGCAGCCCATCGGGGTCGGGCACAGTCACCTCGATTTCGGCCGGCACCGGCATCAGCACGGGCGGGGCGCCGATCACCGGAGCGGGCACGGTATCGCTGGCGGCAATTGCCACCGCCTCGGTCCTCGCGAACATCAGCGGCAGTAGCGCCGCGCCAGTGCCGGCAACCGTGTCGGGATTGTTCGATAGCGTCTTCGGCTCGACGCAGGGCGCCGTGCTCTACCGCAACGCCACCACATGGGTGATGCTGTCGCCAGGGACGAGCGGCCAGATCCTGACGACGGGCGGCGCCTCGGCCAACCCGGCGTGGGCCAACGCCCCGGCGAGCGCGCCGATTGCTAACCAGCGCCTGCTCGCCAACATCTCGGGCAGCACCGCTGTCCCGATCGCCAACACCCTAAGCGACATCTTCGACAGCATCCTCGGCAGCAGCCGGGGGATGCTGGTCTACCGCGGCGCCAGCGGGTGGGCGGCATTGTCGGCTGGCACGTCCGGGCAGGTGCTCACGACCGGCGGCACGGCCGGAGATCCGCACTGGGCCGCAACGGCCGGCGGCGCCAGCATCACGGTAAGCGACACGCCACCGAGCAGCCCGAGCCCCGGCGATGCCTGGTTCGATAGCGTCGGCGGGCAGCTTTACATTCGGATGGATGACGGCACCTCGGTTCAGTGGGTGCCGGCGAGCAACCAGCCAGGAGCCACCGGTCCGGCCGGATCGGCGAATATGTCCGGCATGACGGCGGGGCAGATTCCGCTGGCTGCCTCGGCCACTACGGTCACATCCAGCATGGCGACGGTGCCGGTTTCAATGGGCGGCACGAACAGCACGACCGCAGCGGCGGCCAGGACCGCGCTGGGCGCCGTCAACATTGCCGGCGACACGATGACCGGGGCCTTGACCGTGTCCGGTGTTATACGCTCGGCAGGGTCGAGCAATTCGCTGACCTACGAGGACCGCACCAGTTCGTCGGCCACATATTCCTGGTACGGCAACGCAACCGAAACCTACTTAGTCCATTCTAGCGGCGGCAACCTCGTCAAGATCGACACTAGCGGCAATCTAAACCTCGTCCACGCTGGCTCCAGCGGCTACAAGGCCGGCGGCGGTACGTGGGTCGACAATTCCGACATCCGCACCAAGGAAAACGTCGCCGATTACACGCGCGGCCTGGAAGCGGTGCTGCAATTGCGACCGGTCACCTTCGCGAAGAACGGGCGCGGCGGCACGGTGCGCGACGGCAAGACCTATGTCGGCCTCGTTGCCAACGAGGCGCGCGAGGTGATGCCGGAGATGGTCGGGATCACGCATGATAAACTCGACAAGGACGACACCGAGCTGTCGGAGATCCTGACCCTTGAGGCGACCGCTCTGATCTTCGCAACGATAAACTGCATCAAAGAATTGCAGCGTCAGATCGACGAGCTGAAGGCGGCCGGCTGAATGACCCTGACTGTGTGGGACGAGCCGCGGCCACGGGTGAAGCTGCGCCTGCCGCGCCGCAAGGCTAGAGGGCGACGCTGATGATCAATTTCCCCGATGCGCCGACCCTCGGCCAGGTCCATTCGGTCGGCTCCACCTCGTGGACCTGGGACGGCGCGAAATGGGTCGCGACCTCGGGCAGCGGCGGCGGCATCACGCAACTGAGCGGCGACGTGACGGCTGGACCGGGGAGCGGCAGCCAAGCCGCGACGCTGGCGGCAACAGCGGTCTCGGCGGGCAGCTACACGCACGCCGCGATTACGGTCGACGCGAAGGGGCGGCTGACCTCGGCAGCCAACGGCACCGGCAGCGGTCTGCCGGTGAATTTCATATTCACCGCTGAACAGGTCATGACCAACACCGAGGAGTTGGCCCGCTTCATCCCGCCGGCCTGTTCGTTCCCCTCCGGCGGGGCGGGAAGCTCGGGCACCGCCGGCACTGCGGCGACGGGTTCGACAACGCTGACGATGGCGAAGAACGGCACCGCCTTTGCCACCTTCGTCTGGGCCGCGTCGGGCACGGCGGCCACCGTCACGCTGTCGAGCACGACGACGTTTAACGGCACGTCGGACGTCATCACGCTTACCGGGCCAGCGACCGCCGACACGACGCTCGCGAAGCTCGGGATCAACCTGGCCGGCACGCGCACCTAATGGCGCTGACCTGGGATCCCGCGCACAAGGCCGCGCTCATAGCGCTGTCGGGCGGCAATCTGATCGCGACGAGTTCGGCCGGTTCCGGGACGGTCAACGCAGCCGTCTACGGTACGGTGGCGATCTCGGCGACGGTCAAGCAATACTTCGAGGTCACGATCACTGGCACGACCGGCCAGTATTGCAGCGTCGGAATGATCAACGGCTCGGCTTCTCTGACGGCTAACATCGGCACAACTAACGGTTCCGGCCTGGTCAACAAGCTGGCCGGCGGCGGGACCACCACCGTCGCGCTGCGGAATGGCTCGCAAACTGTCGCCGCTTTTCGCAACTTTGCCACCGGCAATGTCATTCGCGTGGCGATCGACCGGGCCGCTAACCGCATGTGGTGGGCAATAAATGCATTCACTTGGTCTACGTCGAATATCTGGTACGGCAGCGGCTCGGTTCCGGTCGATCCCGCGGCAGGCACCAACGGGCTAGATATCTCGCCGACTACCGGCACGATTTACCCGGCATTCTCTAGCGCTTGGACCGGCGATGTCGCGACGATCAATGGCGGGGCGACGGCGTTTGCTTTCGGGCCTCCCGCCGGGTTTGTCGGTATCGACGCAGCAGCCGTGCGGCGGCGGGTGATGGTCGTGGGGTAAATGGGTGCCGATCGCCTGATCTGCGCCACGTTTGCGATGGTTGGCGTCCTCGTGGCGATCAGCGGCGCGCTGGTCTTTTCCACGATCGTCTTTAGCCCGACGAGCGATACGGCGCTGGCGACGATGATCGAGGGCCGGATCATCTCGCGCGGCATTGTGCTGTTCCTGATCGTGCCCACGATCGCGCTGCTGTGCGTTCAGGAGAAAATCAGCGGCGAGGCGGCGCTGGCGGCATTGTCGGCAATAGCGGGCTACATTCTCGGTGCGGGTAACGCGCAGACGGCGCTGCACTAGGCGCGGCGGCGCGCGAGATCGCCGCGAAGCTAGTCAGCCGCTAAATCAGCGAGGACCGTGCCCGTCCATGATGCGCGAGGAGCGGGGATCTTGCACGATCGGGGCGGGTTGCCGCTTTGATGCCGTCTCGGTTTCGCAAACGTGGCTTCCTCTAGACCATGCGCAGCGGGTAGTTTGGGTCGAGTACTTGCCGTCGTATGTGTGTTCGCTTTCGTAGTGTCCCCGATACCCGTAGATGCGGGTTTGCGAGGTTGCCGTCGTGGTTTCGGCAGCAGAGGCCGCGGCGCTAAGGCCGGCGAGACAGGCGAAGACAGCGGCTGATAAAACACGGTACGCCATGATCGAACTCCATAGGTTCGGTTGTGGTGAGGCGTCGGGCGGGTTGTTCACCCCCGCTCGGCGCCGCCTTTCAAGATTGCCCACAAGCACGCGCGCGTCTTGATAACGCCGGCCAAAAACTTGATTTCAGCGGCCAGCGCGCCTTTTCGCGGTCAGTGAACCGTGGCATCAACGGGTCGTCACCGGAAGCGCTCCGGGTATAGCTCGCGCATCAACCTGTTGTAGTGGCCCAGCTTGGCAGTATCGCTGGATGACCACGGCAGCGCAGCGCGGAGGGCAGGCAACAAGCTGAGCCTGCTCTGGCAGTTTTCGTGGCATCTTGGATAGACGCAACACCGAGCATCAAACAACGCATTGCACCCGGCGCGGATCGCGGCGTCGATGATCGGTGTCTCAGCCATCGGGAGCCGCGGGCCGCCTACCCCACTCCCTCTGTGCGCTTAATTGGGGCGGCACTCCCGCACAGCATTCGCGCAGGCCGCGAGCGCAGACGTCGGCGCCGACGTCCGGCCCTCGCGTATCGGCAAGCCGGACCGCCATCGCGTGGCAATAGTCCGCGGCCCACGCGAGCGTCGCGCGGTCGAGCCAGGGCGGGAAGCTAGACATCGGCGCCATCAAAGAACGCCCCGGCAACCCCCGCCAAAGCCCGTGTCCAAACCGTGTCTAAAGATCGGGTATTTTGCTGCTTTGTTCTGTCGGATGAGGCCGGCTCGGGTCCGCTTGCTAGGGACCGAAACCGGCGGGAATGCTAGGTTTTTGAGGCGCTCGCGGCGGAAACAAAACCGCCCAGCACTTCCTTGTTGAGGAAATGCCGCTGTGGGTTTTTCCCTATATCTGTCAACCATTTGCGCGGTTCCGGTCGCGGCCCGTGTCTAAACCGTACCTAAACGCCTCGATCGCCTCCTGCTGGCCGCTCTTCATCAGGTGCGCGTAACGCTCGACCAACAAGACCGACGACCAGCCACCGTCGCTCTTCAACAGCAGAAGGTCCTTGTGGACCGCGTAATGCCACGAGGCCCAGGTATGACGCAGATCGTGCGGCGTCAGGTCGGGATCGATCCCGGCCCCGTTCTCGTTGGCACGGTCGAGCGCCCCTTGAAACCCGACCTTGATCTGGCCGCCGCCGTTGCGACCCTTGTCGGCATAGGGCAGGCCCCGATCGGTCAGAAACACCGCACCCTGGCGGTGCGGCAAGGCGGCAAGCGCCAGGACGGCGCGCATCGGCAGTTCGACATCGAGGCGCGGCTTGTCGCTCTTGGTCTTCCAGAAATTGACCCGCTTGGCCTGGAGATCTACATCGTTCCAGTCGAGTTCGATTGCTTCCGACATCCGCGCCCCGGTGGTCACTAGAAAGGTCAATACCGGCTGTAGGTGCCGCGCGGCGGCGGCAATCAGCAACTCCATCTGGTCGGGGCGGACAAACTTGGTGCGACCCTGCGTCTGCTTCGGCATGACAAATTTGGGGACGTCGCACCAGCCCTGCGCATTGGCGTGGATCAGGACGGCGCGCAACGGTGCGATCAGGGTGCGGCTGACCGATGATCCCTTCACGCCGGGCCGCATCACGACGTCGCGAAGCTGGTTGATGGTCTGCTGGTTGATCGACGCCAGCGGCGGATCGCCCAAGGCCCGCGCGATCCGCATCAGGAACGATTTAGTCCTCTCGTTGCGCTCGTCAGCCTTGAGATAAGAGGTCACCGCGTCCGAGAGGGGCCTAACACCACGACGTTCGCCGTGCCATTGGCCGCGCAGGAGTTGGAGTTCGAGCGCCTTGGCTTCCTCGTCGGCGAGGCGGGCGTCAGCAGTTGAAGCATTTTGTCGTACCCGTCCGTACCCTTTGATGTAGCCGGTGATCTGGAGCGCCCCGGTGTCCGGCCGGATCGTGACGTAGAGGCCGTGCTGACGCGGTCGTCGGTTTGACTGTCTGGCGGGTTTGGCGGGCATCGTAAGGCTTCCTCCAAAGTACGAATAGCGAGGGCGTCGAACCGGATCGTTCGCTGCGAAGCACGCAATACCGGGATGTTGTGCTCGGTGATCAGCCGGCGCAAATGGCGCGCGGTGATCTGGAAATCCTCGGCGACTTCGGAAAGCGTTTTCATGCCGCCGCCGCTCCCTTGGGGATATGCAACAGCGAATCGATGTATTCGAGCACCGCCGTCTTGCTGGCGGCAAATGTCTTCCGATCCATCGCTCGCGCGCTCTGCGATCGAGCGGTCAGCACGGCGACGGCCGGGCCTGATGCGGTGACGACCGCGTATTCATCCAGCGAACCAATGAAGGCGGCGAGGCGCCCAGCCCCGGCTTTGCTGCTGCATACGATCACGCGTTCCTCGCAATAGCCGGTCTGGCAGAGCGCATATTTCCGCAGGTGATCCGGTGAGCGGAAGCGCTGGGCGAGGTGCGGCGGAAGCTTGTCGAACGCATCGTTAATCGCCGCAAAATAATGCGCCTGGCTGGCGGGCGAGCGATCCATCCACGGTTCGAGCCGGTAAGTCTGGCCGATCTCGAATGCCTTCTCGGCGGCGCGCGGATTGAGCGGCAACATACCGATGCCGGTCCACCGGAAGGCCATCGCTGGCGGGCTAGGCACTGGCGTACATTTCCTGCTTGCGGGCGTTGGCGAGCGTCATCAACCGATCGTAGTGCGCCTCGCTCACCTCCTTGATCAGCGGCAAAAACGAGTCGCTGTTCGCCCGGATCAATTCGTCGATCATATTGGGTGTCCCGGCATGCTGGATGGCGGTACGTATCCGCTTGTAGGCGTCCTCCGCTTCCACCTTGCGTGGATTATCAGAACGAGATGCGGGACCGGGATCGTCAGTGCTTTGTTGGGCACGGACTTGCGGTTGTCGTTGGTCGGGGTGTGCCGCCGCCTCGCCGTCGTCATCGTCGTCTGCCGCGACGCCGAGCAGGCTCGATAGCGTATATCGCCGGGCATAAGTCAGCGCCGAGCCAAATTCCTGGGGCCGCTGGTAGTGCGGGAGAGTGTATTCGCTTTGCAGCATCTCCCCGGACGAGTGGGCCAGAATCGCGCGGACCATTGTCCCGCGTTCAGCCGCTACTAGGCAGTGCGTGAAAGCCAGTTCGTTTTCCGACAGTGGCCCGCGCACTGCTGCGATGAGGTCTGCCAAATCAGAGTAGTGATATTGGTATTTACCCTTTTCCGATCTGATTTCTGCGACTTTGGTTTTCCGAGGCACCTCGAATTTAGCCTGGGCTTTGGCGAGCGCGGCTATCAGTTGCCCGATCCCGTTCGTGGTCATCGGCGATGGACCGTCAGATGCGTTTCGGGATTGCCGAGCGTAACGCCGGGCACTTGGCGCCCCTCCATCATGGCCTTAGCGATATCAGTCTTGCTCGGCGTGCGAGTGACCCGGCACAGATCGTCCGGCACCGCGGCGTCATCAACGATCAGCATCTTGGGCTTACCAACGCCGACTGACACGCTCATGTCTGGCGCGGCGAGTTTCTTCAGGCCCGCGGCTTCCATCGCATGCAAGGAGGCAAGCCGAAGATTGCGCGCCCCCTCTTCGAGCCGGCGTTTGCGCCCGACCATCGTCTCAATGATCTCGGCCAGCGCTTTACCGTTAGCCTCGCGTTCTATGGCGGCGCGCAGGACGGCGATGATCGCGCCGGGAAGATCGCTCTCGCCCTCGATGGTGTCGGCGAGAGTTTCGTCGGTTTCGTCGGGGAATAAATCTTTAATATGTGCGACCAGCGCCCGATGGCTGGCGAGAGCTTGAGATAAATTGGTCATTTCTTGGCCTTGTAATATCGCCGCCGATTGGCCGCGCGATGGCATATAATGCAAGCTCGCGCACCATCACTCTTACGAATGTGACTGTATTCGTGTCCGTGCGGACAACGCGTTCTTAGTATTGCCCCACGCCTTACATTCTCGGCCATGGTTACTGGCTCTAAATGATCAGGTCGCCAGCATGATCTAACGCGGCATTTATGATCGAGGACCAATCCATGCGGGACAGGTCCGAGCGCGTTCTCATAGGCGACTATATGGCAATACCCAAGGTGCCGGTTGTTCTCGGCGGCGTAGCCAAGTTTTATCCGCCCATACCCTTCTCTGCCAATTCGGCCCAGCCAAATATAGCAACCGCTGAATGGGATCGTGACGCTTCGGTCCCATAGCCGGTCCATCAAGTCTTGCCGCGGCCTCGGAATTCCCCTTCGCCCTTTCCCGGGTCGCTCGGCAATCTCGCGGTGGGCGGGGATCAGCGCGCGCAGATCAGGCATCGCGCACGCAGCGTTGCAAGCCGGCCTTTTCCAGCGCGGATTCAAGGATAAATCTATCGGTCACGATGACGCCGAATTCGTGCTCCGATACCGGCAGACCGGCCATGTTGTGAGCCAGCGATCTTGGTGACTCAAGGTACTTCCAACGATAGTCACCCATATCTGCGTAGGTGACCAACCGCGACGGGATATACTTATGGGTGATCTTCACGGTGTACCTCCTACGAGTTTCACGAGCCAGCGGATCGCGCGATCGAGGCGCTCGTCGTGGTGGGTGTAATAGGCGCCCACCGTCTCGCGGGCGGCATCGATCAGTTCGTCGCCGAGCAGCCGCGGGATTGACATCTCGGCCGTCACCGCGGTGTCGACATAGTCGTCGGCGGCTCGCTTGGCGAGCGCCTCGTCGATAGCCATACGCTCGTGACGCCCGCGGTCGCCGAGCGTTACTGCCACAGCAACCACCGGATGGTGACGAGTTCAACCGCCAGGATCGCGAGCAGCGTCGGGATCAAACGCGGGCGCCAGCGACGCCGGCACAGGGTCAACGAGAGGACGCCGATCATCACAACAGCACCAGCGAGAGCAACACCGTGGTCAGCATCCCGCACAGCACGCACGCCAAGATCCCGATCGCGTCCAGCATGTCAGCAATCCTTGACCAAGAGACGCCCGGCTCCGAACGCCTCGACCTGTTGCTTGAAGTCAGCCTGGTAGTGTTCGGCGATCGGGTTCATGGCGACACCGCTCACTAGCTGGTAGTGGCAGGTCGGGCACTCCCACAGGTCGCCCACCCATAGCTTGTAGGGCTTCCAGCCCTCGGCTCCCTTGCCTCTTGCTGGGCGCTCGACCACAGGCATTCCTTCAAGAAAGTAGTAGCCATTCTTCTTCGGACGCATGAAGCGTTCGCAGGGAACGCAGATCGGTTTCACGCGACGGTGTCCGTTGGAGGGCGGGGTAATTCAATTCCCACCGGTTTCCACAAATGGAGGCAGTTCGGATGCAGGTTGCGGTGGTCTGCTTTCGGCACGTGCAACTGCATCACCGTCTCGTGCTCGTCCCAAAATAGGTCTTTGATAAACGACATCTCGGCCCAGTTCGGGCAGCGACCCGGCAGCGACACCGAGACATGCTCCCACGCATACTCTGGGCCTAATCCGGTATCGGATTGATCGCCATCGGTTGCAATGACGGCCAGCGTTAAGCCGCCGTGTGGCCGCGGTATCCGGAATGCGCCAAACGTCGCGCCTAACGGGCTCGCCATAGGACCGGCAATAAGCCGGTATCGGTCGAGATGGCGCCAAGGTGCCGTACGCATCATTTGGCCTCGAACCAATCGCGCCCGAAGAGGTAATCCAGCCTCGCCAGAGCGCGGTCGATCTCGGCGTCGGTCGGGCCCGGCGGCGCGCGGTCGGGATCGTCACCGTCCCGGCAGTGGCTGCAGACGCCGTCGGCCATGTCGCTCGCCGGCACCAGCAAGCCGCAGCCGCAGCGCCGCCGCTTTGCGGCCGGCAAGTGGTTGCTCACCACGCCGCCCGTTTGTCGTAATACTCGCGGGCCTTGTCGGCGGCGTGGGCGCTGGCGATGCGTTGGACCTCGACCAGCGCCATGACGATCTCGAACCGCAGCCACCGCGCGTCGTGGACTGACAGGCAGCCGAGCCGCTCGACGATGCGATCGGCGATGATCCGCAGCTCGTGAGTCGGCGGCTGCATCGTCGGCAGATCGCGGTAGGCGATCGCGTCGGGAATCAATTCTTTCATGCGCGCCTCCTCATCGCGTTGGCGCTTCCCGGGCGTTTTGTGGTTCTTTTCTTGTCCCACTCAGCGAGGCTGGAGGGGATGTCGACGAATGTCGTCGGCGAGTCCTCTTCCTTCAGCAGGTGTTTCTCCAGGGCCATGAAGGCATCGAACGCGGCGCCCAGCATCTCGTCGCTGATCGAACGCCGGCTGTCGGGATGCAGCCCGCGGCGGATTGCATTGAAGACGGCCTTGGTCATAATCCCGTGGCGCCGGTTCATTACGGCTTTGGCCTCGGCCTGCTCCTTTCGGTGCCGGGGCATGTATGTGTCCTCCAGCATCTCCTTGATGCGGGCGGCGACGGTTTGCTGAAAGGATGCGGCCAGTTCGGCCTTGTACTGGCTGATCGCCCTATCGAACTTCCCCTGCGCTGTCACCGAGAGCATGTCGCGAGTTATGACTGGCTCGCGGCGTCCCTCTTCACGAGCGACGGCCGACCGAAGGACGGTGCTGGTGAGGCCGGTCGCCTTCTCGACGGCCGGATAAGAATGCCCTGCATCGAGGATCAGCTTGGCGGCGATTGTGGCCGCCGCCGACTCGTTCTTGCGGGCCTTCTTTGGGCGGCCACCTTTGGGGCGGGAAGGTTTAGAAGTTACTTCTAAACTCGCCAGGTCTGTTGAAACCTGTCTCTGTGATACGCCGAGCGCCTCGGCGATGCGCTGCATCGTCCATTCACGCTCGCCGTAGAGATATTCGGCGATGCGCTGGCGGTCGGCGGCGGTCAGAGGTTTGGCCCCGATGTTGGAAACAAGGGCAAGCTGGAACCGCTTGGCATCGGCGGCATCCCCGCTACCAATTGTCAGTTTTTTAATGACCGGGGCGATCCCGAGTTCCTTGGCGACCGCCAGACGGCGGTGGCCAACAAGCACAACGTCGCGCTCGTCGGCGAGTGCCGGAAATTCTTCGACCCAACCGTGCAGAGTCATCGACTCGCGCAGATCGGAAAGGTCGCCTTCCTCGCGGATGTTTTTCGCAAACGCGCCGGTCTGCGGATTAAAGGGATCGCGCAATGACATTTTAGGATCTCGACCAAAAGGCGGGCGGGGCCGAAACCCCGCCCAACGCGTTACTCGTTGTCGCCATTGTTCTCTGCGGGCACGGCTTCCCCTTCGAGTATGTAGCGGCGTTCCTTGCGCGAGGAGTGGTAACGCCGCATGACGATGTTGAGCGCTTTGGAGATCGTCGCCGCCTTCTGGTCGGCCAGCTCGTGTACCGCGTCGAGCGCCTTCGCCTTGTCGCGGATCATGATCGCGGCAAAGATGTTGTCGGCCGAAAGCGAGCCTTCTTTCGCTTGCTCGTCATAGACCGCGCGCAGCAGCGCCCGGTAGGTTGGGCCGTCCTCCTCGTCAGCGACGAGGATGCGATGGATGTCCTCGACGAGATCGTTGAGCGTGCGTTCCTGCTTCAGGAAGCGCCGCCATTCTTCGATCCGTTCGGGGAGCGGTGGAGGCATCACATGCCTTACGCTAGCGGCCATAACAGTCCCTTTCTACGGGCCACAATGCCCGTGTTGGTGCGCGGTCGGCTTATGCCGGGTCGCAGCGGGAATGTGCCACGCAGGCACACTTCGCGTCAAGTCACAGTGTTCCCCCGTGGCACAATGGCCGCCGGGCTAAAGTTTCTGCGGTGTTCCGCGGTGGATAAAGTGAGCTAGGAGCCTGTGCGGGTCAGCGCTTTCAGTACGTTAATTGCCCGCGGCCGATCAGCGGGCGGCACCCTATCCCAAATCGACCAAATCCCTTCGGGGTCGCCTGGATTGCGCATCAGTAGCGATGCCGGGTCAGTCCCCAATTCTCCAGCCAGGGCTTCAAGTAGAGCCTGACTGTAGGGTCGTTGTCCGCGCTCGATCTTGCTAAGCGCGCCATGCGTGATGCCGATGCGCTCGGCAAGCTTTTCGAGGGTCAGCTCACGATGCTGGCGCCATTCCCGGATGTAAGTCCGCTTTGTGCCGTGCATGCACAAAGGCTGCGCCCAGGCGCCACAGCTGTCTTTAGCTGCTGGGGCACAAACGGGGTTGATGATTGTTGTGCCCTCGTGGCACATTGCGCCTATGAAGCTTAATGATTGGATGAACGCGGCCGGCATTACGGATGAAGCGCTGGCCGCTCGTTTAGAGGTCGACCGCACGACCATCTCCCGCATCCGGCGCGGCACTCGGATGCCGTCGCCTGAGATGATGCGGAAAATACGAGAGGGCACGGACGGCTCTGTTACCGCAAACGACTTCGTTCATCACGAAGCCGACGCCGCATGACTTATTCCCCGAACCGGCAGTCGCAGCCTCGTCCACCCACCGGACGATCCTTCCCCCTTGGCTGCGGCTGCCGGCCTCCCCTGCACTTTCTTGCCTCCGTGTCCGTGGTCCAGGCGGTCCACATACACAGCGAGGCAATCGCGTGTCCTTATCCCAGAAGTACATTTCGATGACGGCGGCTACCGACCTCCGCGTCGTCTACGGCCCGAACGCCGCCAAGAAGATCGCGCGGCGCTTCGGCATCGCGGTCGTCACCGCAAAGGTCTGGCTATCCGGGCGCACACCAACGGCGCGGCAGGGGGAAATTGCCACAGCGTTGCTGGCTGAGTGCGACCGGCTCGAAACGATAATCGCCGAGACGCGTCAGCGTTGGGCTACGGGGGCAACCAGTGACGAAACGACTGGCTTTGTGGCTGGGCAAG